CGACACCGGAGTACTTCCGCCTCCCAAATATTCAGGGCGCTGAAGGCGAGCGTCAGGAGAGACAACACCAAAATGGGACCGAAGAATTTCGGTATATCGCGTTCCGCCACGAGCATCCCTCTCCAAAAGCTTCTGAATCTGAAACGCCTGGCGCAACTGATTAATCGTCGCAGCAGTCGCCGTAGTCAAATCCGCATAAAGACCAGAAGCAGTTTGACTATTCCAAGGACCCACAACGCCCCAAACAGTCGAGGGAATCGTAACCGCAGTCGAGGCCGTACCGACAGCAGCAAAAGCAGGGGAAACCGCACCAGTAACACCAGCATTACCACCCAAGGAAAAATTAGAACTCCCTTCCGACAAGCCGAGAGCGTTTCCATTGCCATACACTGGAGCGCTCGTGCCAAGAGGTAAAGAAACCGAACTGCCCTTCTGCGGCCAAGGCAAAGCCGACGTGAAATAGTCATGACGCTTACCGCGACGCAAAAGAACGTAATCCGCCAAAGTGTCGGGCCCATCATCAACATCGACGACAGACGAATTCTGCAAATTCTGATCGCGAAACCACTCGTTATAAATTAAATTGTAAGCACGAGTGAAAAGCGCATTGACCGACACCGTAGCGCCACCGCCGACCTGCCCCACAGTCGGCAAACCCAAATAATCGTAAAGAGAACCCACCGGGAAACCACCAGCTGCCGACACGATTTGCGGGATCGTGTAAGAAATCGAATCACCGGGGTTGCGCTGCTCACCCATGAATTTCTGCCAGTTGTCCCACACAAGGCGATTAGGCACAAAAAAGAAAAAAGAATCCAAGTACATATTATCCATGACCGGAAACAGAGGCGTCGCCATACGAGCAAACGCGGTCATGCGAAGATTGAAAGTGTCGCCTGGAAGTACTTCATCGACATAGACCGGAACAAGGTAACCAGCATCAAAAGTTGTCTTGTGCGTCTTTTGAATCTTGAAAGAAGAACGCGGAATATCCGCTTTAGGAACCATCGCAAAACGATGAACATCCACAGAACGGTTGCTAAACATAGAACCTCCTGAAAAGTAAAAATAAAAATAAAAAAATCAAACCCGCCTGTAAGGGGCCTAGGACAAATCCACGGCACAAAACAGGCGGAGCGATCAGAGATCGAAAAAGCAGTTAAACCTGCAACGGTGCTACCGCACCTCCATGCCCTTCGGGCATAACCACCAAAGTGGAAACATCGAGAACAAAATCAGGCAATGGAAGAAGATCAAAAACACCCTTGCCATCATCAAAAGTTCCTAGCCGGAACAACTGAAAATCACGAGGGTGCTTCGCAATCAAATCCTCACCGCCAGAAGAAACAACAGACTGAATGTCACGAATCAAAGAACCGACATTCGACACAAAAACCGGACGGCCAAAAGTATCCGCCTTCAAATCACGTAACGCATAAACTTGCAAAATCATTTCAGGCTCCTTTTAGATAACGATAAGCGAGCTCTCAAAACGGCTTCCTTCGCCGCCAGGCGCTCGGGTGTATTGTCAGCCTTACGAAAACTAGCTTCTAACTCACGACGCACCTTAGCGTCATCCAGAGCCAACGCATCGCGACGCTTCAAAACCTTGTCGTAATACGCAGGCGGGAACACCTCCTTTCCATCAAGCACCACGGAATCAAAATTAAACACATCAGACTTTCCAAACTTGTCAAGCCAGCGCAAACCAATAGCGGGGCGAAGCGAAGGTTGGGAAAATTCGGGTTCCAAGTAATAAATCTCGCCGGTCCCCTTGTCCACACGGCGATACCACTCCTGGCTGCGATGACCAGTGCGCTTCTTGTGAACATACCCGGCCACATACGCCGCTGATTGAGGCGTCATCTCGCCGACCAACGCTTGACCAAACGGCCAGAGAGAATCGAGCATTTTCGAACTGAAAAGAGAGCTGCCCGCTTCCGTTTTTTTCCATGGCAATTTATCCAAAAAGTCAATACCAAACAAACACGCGTGATAGTGAGGACGATCAGACTTGTCGCCGTACTCACCGGAACAAAAAAAACTCACAGGAACACCCAGCCGCTTCCGCAGCCGTTTCATAAAATTCTGAAAATCGGGATAGGACAAAGACGAATGCCAAGGCAAATGCTCGTCATCGTAGGTGAGCGTAATCACGCAATTCAAATCGTGCATCTGCGCCTCATGCGTACAACGCACAGACCAGTCACGACAACGCTTAGACAAACACCCCACACAACGCCCACAAGGCAAAAAAAGAGCGCGGGTAATATCCCCACGCTCTACAAAAACAATCTCCCCTGACGCGTGTTGCCACGCGCTCAGGGGAGAAAAACAAGGCACCGAGAAAACCTAAAACCGAAAACCGCCACGCATGGGCATCCCACGCATATTGGCCGCCTTAGTCGTTCGGGTATTGTTCGAAAACGTCCTGCTGGATTTCGCCTTCGATACACCGCGCCTTGAAAGAGGCTTCATAACAAACTCCTTTAAAAAGAGAGACAAAAGGAACACTAGAAAAAACTAGTGTCACCTAGACCAGTGATACCGAGGAACCCACTGGTCTATTTTAAGGCCTGATTTCAAAATTTGTCAATCAGCCCACCACCCTCAAGGCTTTGGATCCGGCACGGGCACTGCCGGCACCAACGGCGTTTCCACGGGCGCCCGAGCAACCACCACACCAAGCTTCTCAGCTTCCGCACGATTTTCCTCCTTTCCCAGGAACTCCAAAAATGCAGCCGGGTCATTGTGAAACCGACTACGAACATGCGCCGGCATTTTCATAAAGCCATCCTGCGCTTCGAGAACAACGTTCAAAGACGTCTGATAATCAGCCGCTTCTAGGAAATCACCATATTGCGGCATACGCACATTCTCCGGAAGCTTACCCGTCAAGCCAAACCGCTTGACAATTGTATTAATATCTGATTCCTCAGAAAACGACTGCTTAGTGCGAGAATCGTCTTGACATTCAAGACCAGATGCATTAGACGCGGCCATCATGTCGTAATTAAACGGAGAACGCAAAAAAATAGCTTTCATTGCTGACCCCTTCTATAAGTAGATGAACCGGAACTCGTATAAACGGTGTCCGACTCGTTAGAAAACTTGCGCGGAAACATCGAACGAACACGAAAAGCAGCACTCGCAGCCGAATTAGCGACATTACCCAACTCACGGGTATAAGGAGCGGCAGATCCCAACCAACCGGAATATGCACGCGCCTCACCGCGAGCCCGTGGCTGCTCCAACTCATCCAAAATAGCCTGCGCCACAGCACGACGCGTCTGACCCCGAGACAACTCCACCGACGCCTCAGGACCCATCGCATCAAGCCGACGCTGAACCTCCGCACCCTGCGTATGAGCCAACATAGAACGCATCGCAAGATTCCGCACCTCCTCACGAGGAGCACCCTCTTCGTTCAACAAACGCGCACGTTTCGCCACCTGCTCAATATTCTGTGCAGAGTGAAACGCACCGGGTACTTCCTCCTGGCGCTTCATAATCTCAACCGCATTCAAATTAGCCTGAGAGGACGCAAGCTTCGCTTCCTGGGCTTTCTTAAGCGTATCCTGAGCAGTATTAGCAATCTGGGCCTTAGTAAGCCCGTTTTGCATAAACGCCTGAGCAGAAGAAACGCCCGCAGCAGAAGAATTACCCATAACAGCCTGAGCGCCCCCCGGCGTGGTCGCGCCACCCTGACTATAGGCAAGCATAGGGTTCAACCCAGCGGCCTTCATATCAGCCACAGCACGCTGATAACTTGTACCGCTCATCCGTTCCTGAAACTCCCGGTTGGCAGCCGCCTGCGCGGAATTCGCCTCATTCGTATTTTCTTGTCCGAGAAAACCGAGACCACCGGCGACCACCGTACCTAGGAGCGCATCATCAATACCAAACATATCACCTCCTAAAAGTGATCAATAAGACCGGGCACCGAATAAAGCGGCATCGGCCGAGCCGCAACAACATCGAAGAATGAATCGAATAAAAACTGTTGCCCGTTCGCCGATGCACCAACCGCCACAATGCGATCGACCGGCGGCGTATCTTTAATAAACGTCGTATTGAGCGTCGGAAGAGCGGTAAATTTCTGCGCCAAATGCCACGGATCGATAGTCCCCGCACTTGTGGATCGAAACAAACCCGTAATTTGCGACGGGTTATAACGATATTCAGCCCACCTTTCTTGATAGCCGAACGTGAGCGCATCATTCGCTGAACCATCACAATAAATCTCCTTGTTCAAAACCGCTTGCTCGCCAAGCGTGGCGAACGCAGGGAAATAAAAATCATAGCGAGTGCTACGCGACCACATTTTGCGTAATCCTTGCTGATAGGTGAGATCGGCACGAACAGACACGAGACCAATAACCATCCCATGCTCGACAAACGATTGGGAAAACCCATGCCCAGACGAAAGCAACGTGGCCATCCCGCCCAATTGACCAAGAGGCGCAGTAGTCCCA